GTGGCGAGATAGCCAAGGACGGAGCAGAACACCCGACACAGAAGCCGCTGCGCCTGATGACATGGTGCCTGGGCTTGGTGCCCGACGCGCGGACGGTTTGCGACCCATTCATGGGCAGCGGTACAACCGGCGTTGCCTGCGCCCAGCTTGGCAAGGCGTTCACCGGCATCGAGCGCGAGCGCAAGTATTTCGACATTGCCTGCGAGCGCATAGCCCGCGCCCAGGCCCAGGGCACGCTACTGCCGCCCGAGAAACCGCCCGAGCCTGTGCAGGAAGGGCTGTTGTGAAACCTAACTAATGCGATCAATCAAGCCCCTTCATTGGGGCTTTTTTACGTCCGAAGCATGCGGAAACGGCTAAGGTTTGCACAGCAAACAATTCAATCGCATAGTCACACCGCAACCCTGTGAAGGGCCGCACAAATAGGGCAACCCTGTACCGTTGGCTGGCGTGTTCTGGGGATAAGCCGGGGATGCCGTGGCGACGGATTGTCTCCGCATAACCAAGAAGTTGAAAATCGTCCCATTTTTTATGGAAATGGAACAGCTACCACGGCAAAGTGCCGTGCATGCCATCACAAACATCCATCCAAACGCGCACCGCCGACATGCCCCTGGTGGGCCTGCAAATGGAAGTGCGCAACGTCACCCGCGCCGACGCTGCTGCCGGTGAATCTGCCCCCGCGGCCCGGTTCGAGCTGGTCTTCACTACTGGCGCTCCAGTGCGTCGTTATGACTGGCAAAACGGCCGTTACTACATCGAACAACTCGAAGTCTCTGCCGAGGCAATCAATACCGAGCGCCTGGTCCGTGGCGCCCCGCTGCTGAACAGCCACAGCGCCTACAGCCTGGAAGACCAGATCGGCGTGTGCGACCAGCCCACCATCAGCAACGGTGAAGGCGTGGTGCAAAGCCAGCTCAGCCGTCGCGAATCCGTGCGCGGCATCGTCCAAGACCTTGAAGACCGCGTTATCCGCAACGTCAGCGTCGGCTACGTGCGCGACGCCATCGAAATGATCGCCCCTGCCCAACTCACCGGCATGTGGACTTACCGCGTCACCCGCTGGACCCCCATTGAGGTCAGCCTTACCCCTATTCCTGCCGACATGGACAGCCAAGTCCGCAGTGTCGCAGGCCGCCTGCAAGACGCATCCGGCCATGAAGTGCGCAGCTACCCCTGCGCCATAACCGAGTTAACGCCCACGGTGGGCATTTCCGCCGCAACCCCAACCCCAACTACAGAAGGACGTTCCATGCCTGGTAACACCAACGCCGACGGCGGCACCACCGCCCCGGCCCAAACCCTCACGCCCGCAGCCATTGCTGCACCTGCAGCTGCACCGGTCTCTGCCCCCGCAGCCGCCGACACCCGCGCTGCCGACATTGCCGACCTCTGCGCACGCCACGGCGTGTCACAGCTCGCTGCAAACATGATTCGCGCCGGCAACACGGTCGAACAAGCCAGCCGCGCGGTGCTTGACGAACTTGCCCGCCGCGACAGCGCATCGGGTGGCCACCGCAATGTGGGCCGCATTGAAACCGTGCGCGATGAAATGACCACCCGCATGGCTGGCATCGAGCAGGCCATCCTGCATCGCATTGCCGCCAACACCCAGCTGGACGACAATGGCCGCCAGTACCGGGGCCTGAGCCTCATTGAAATGGGCCGCGACTTCCTGGAGGCCCATGGCCAGCAAACCCGTGGCCTGGACCGCATGACCCTGGCCAGCCGCATGCTCAACTTCCGCGCCGGTGGCCCCATGGGCACCAGCGACTTCAGCAGCCTGTTTGCCAACGTGGCCAACAAACGCCTGCGCAGCGCGTATGACGAAAACGCAGGCACCTACGCCCTGTGGGCTCGCCGCGCACCCAACGCGCCCGACTTCAAAAACATGTCCGTGGTCCAGCTGGCCGGCGCGCCCGATCTGCTGCAAACCAACGAGGCCGGCGAGTTCAAATACGGCGCCATGTCCGACGGCGGCGAGACCTACGCCATGCTGACCTACGGTCGCATCGTGTCCCTCACACGCCAAGCCATCGTGAACGACGACTTGCGCGCCTTCGAGCGCATGGTCTCCGCGTTTGGCTTTGCAGCCCGCCGCCTGGAAAACCGCACTGTCTACGCCCAGCTCACCGCCAACGCGGCCCTGGCAGACACCGGCGCGCTGTTCAACGCCACTGCCGTCACCACCGCAGGCGGCCACGCCAACCTGCTCACCAGCAGCGCGCTGGCCATTGGCACGCTGACGGCTGGCCGCACTGCCATGCGCCTGCAAAAGGGCCTGCAGTCCGAAGAGCTCAACCTGGCGCCAAGTTTCCTCATCGTGCCCGCCGCGCTGGAGCAAACCGCCTACAACCTCACCAGCGCCAACTACGTGCCCAGCACCAAAGCGGAAATCAACGAATTCCGTGCCGGTGGCCGCACAGCAGTCACGCCCGTGGTTGAGCCCGTGCTGGACGCCAACAGCTCCACAGCCTGGTACCTGGCCGCCGCAAACAGCCAGGTCGACACGGTGGAGTATTGCTACCTCGACGGCGCAGAAGGCCCGGTTATCGAATCCGAAATCGGGTTCGAGACAGACGGCGTCTCCTACAAATGCCGCCTCGACTTTGCAGCCAAAGCCGTTGACTACCGTGGCCTGCTGAAAGCCACGGCCTGATAGCGCACCACCGGGGCCAGCCAAAAGCATGGCACCGGTAGCCCACCCACCCACTTCAGAGCACACACCATGAAAACTTTTAAGCAAGAGGGTGAAACCCTCACCTTGACCCCTGCCGCAGCAGTCGCCAGCGGCGTTGGCTACCTCTTCGGCGCTGGCCTGTTTGGAGTCGCCATCAACGACACGGCCAACGCCACCGCAGGTGAATTCATTACCGAAGGCGTCGTCACCATTGGCAAAACCAGCGCCCTGGCCATTGCCGTAGGAGACCGCGTGTTTTGGGACGCCACCAACAAGGTCGTCAACAAAACCACCACTTCGCAGCAGTGCGTGGGTGTGGCGGTAGAGGCTGCTGCCAACCCGTCCGCAACTGTGGCTATCAAGCTCGGCCAATACCTGCCGGTTGCGACCTAAATCGAAGCGTCTATCAGACCAGCAACAATGTCTGCCCTGTTTTCGGCCGCCCTCAACCGTCTCAACCGGGCGGTCGTGTCACGGCTTTCTACAAACGAGGTCATCATTGTTGGCGGGTCTGTAGTAGACGCCATCTTCGACAACGGCTACGCGCTGGGCAACGTGGGCCTGATGGGCATGGCCAGCAGCCAGCCCGCCATCACCCTCAAGACCAGCGATGTGCCTGCCAACCCGGTTGGCAGCGCGGTCACTGTGGGGTCAGTTGCTTATGTGGTGGGCGCGCACGAGCCTGATGGCACGGGCCTCAGCCGCCTGGTGCTGGAGACCGCATGAGCACCGCCTTTGCATCCGTAGTGGGCGCGGTTGTGGCAGCGCTGCAGGCCGCGCCTGCCGTGTCGGCACAGGTTGACCGGGTGCGCTTGCGCCCGATCGCCAAAGAGAGCGCCACTGCCATCGTGGTGCGCCCCCTGGGTGCAGAGGCTGACACCAGTGTGGGGCAGGGCGTGGTCGGCATTTGGGCTACATCGGTCACGGTGGAGTGCTATGCCAGATCGGGCGCCTCTGTTTCGCCAGACGTTGCGGTCGACACCCTGCTGCAAGACGCAGCCACCCGGCTGTATCAAAACCGCAGCCTGGGCGGCCTGGTTGGCGACCTCACCCTCAGCACAGTGGCTTATGACTTTGATGTGGACGGCGACAACACCGCCTGCGTCACCCTCACTTATCAAATCCGGCACGCCACGGCGGCGGGTTCACTTTTACCAACCTGAAGGACATTCATCATGACCCCCATTTTCTGGACAAACGTTGGCGTTGACGTACAAACCGCCCTGGCAGCCGCCATCACCATCACCAACATCAGCAAGGCCGCCACCGGCGTTGTCAGCTACTCCGGTGGAGTAGACCCTGCCAATGGCGACTACATCGCCCTGACCGCCAACGGCATGAGCGAAGTGGGCGACCGCGTGTTCCGCATTGCCAGCGTCAACGGCGCTGCCAACACCTTCGAGCTCGAAGGCGAAGACACCACGGATTACCAGACCTTTGTCAGTGGCAGCTTTCAGGTCATCACCTTTGGCGCGTCTTTGACCATTGCGCAGAATATTGCAGTGTCGGGTGGCGACACCGAATTCGCCGACGTCACCACCATCCACGACCTGGTGCGCAAACGTGTGCCCACCATCGTCTCGCCAATGTCCCTGGCCATGGACAACATCTTCGATCTGACAGACCCCGGCTTCATCGAGCTCAACAAGGCCCACAAGTCCAAAACCAAGCGTGCCATACGCCTGCGCTTTGGCACTGGCGCCAAGATGGTGCTCACGGGCTACGCATCCGCTGCCGGTGTGCCCACAGGCCAGGCCCAGGGTGTGGTGCAGATGAAGATGGCCATCGAGGCGCAAAACCTCCCCACCGTCTACGCATCGTAGGTGTTAAGCGCACGGCAGGGTGGTTTTACTTTCATTTTCCACCTGCTGCGGTTTTGCCCGAGCCTGGCACGCCGTGCGCCCCTTTTTACTCGGGCTGTTATATAGATCGGGCACATTGTGGCAATCAAAATCACCGTTTCAGACATCGCAGGCTTCAAGGTTGATGGCGTCATCAACGACGCTGCAGGCAACCCCCAGGCGTTTGACTTTTCCCTCACGGCTACCCGCCTTAGCGGAGACGATGTCGATGCCAAATTGAATGGCGACTACACCGCCCCCGCCATCATGGCCTTCATGCTGGAGGTCAACAAAGGCTGGTCTGGCGTGCGCGATGCAGACGACAAGCCGCTGCCCTATTCGGAGGACGCTTTCCGAGAGCTTTGCAAAATCCCCGGTGTGCTCTTCCTTGCGTACAAGTGCTATCGCGAGCAAACCGGCGCCCGCGCAAAAAACTAGCAGCGCTCGCCCGTGCAATCGCCAGCCAACCATCGCCCAATGATGCAGCCACAGCGCCCAGCCAACCGGCCTGGCTGGCTTCCATTCAAAAGCACCTGGCTGAGGCTGCACCGTCGGGCGATGAGGTTTTGTACCTCTGGCCATGCAACGTGCGTGCGTGGGACTGCTGGTGCGACGTGCAAACCGAGTGGCGCAGCGCTGGGCTTGGCGGCTCATCCTGGCTCGATCTGGCTGGCGTGCGCGCCTACCTTGACGAGGAAGGCATCACCGGTGACGAGCGCAAAGACATCTGGGCCGGCATCCGCGCAGCCCAGTCTGCCGTGCTGGAAGTCTGGGCTGAAAAAGCAAAAAAAGCCAACCAACAGGCACAACAACAGGGGCGCTGAAATATGGCTGATGTAGGCATCAAGATACGGGCGACCGACGAAGCCAGCGGCGTCTTTGGCAAGGTCGCCACAGAGGCTGGCAAGCTCCATGGCGCAGTCTCCAGCGCGGGCAGCAGCTTTGCCGCCCTGGGCACTGCAGCCATTGCAGGCATGTCGGCCATCAGCTTTGCCGATCAGATCAAGCAGACCATTGACCTGGCTGACAGTTTCAACAAACTCAGCCAAAAAACCGGCATTGCCGTTGAAGACTTTTCCAAACTCAACTACGCCGCAGGCCTGGCCGACGTCTCCACCGAGACCCTGGCCGCTGGCATGCGCAAGCTCAACCTCAGCATCGCCGACGCAGCAGGTGGCAACAAAGACAAGGTTGCCCTGTTCAACGCCCTGGGTGTCAGCTTCAAAGACGCAGCCGGTCAGGCGCTGTCAGCAGACAAAGTGTTCACCAGCCTGTCTGATGCCTTGTCCCAAAGCGCTGACGGGGCCGAGAAAATCGCAGTCGGATCAGACCTCCTG